GGCAGAGGCAAATACCTTTGGCACTTTGATTAAAAAGTGGGAAGACAAAAAGCCGATCCCGGAAGCTGCGCCCGAATGGCGGGACGTGGATGGGATTGGTAAATATTTCCGCACTTGGGTGACAGGACCAATGATGGAACTGTTCAAAATCAAGAACCCGTGGCAGAAAGAATACGAGGAAGGCATGGCACCTTATACGGCGCACCGACCTGAATACACCGGCGGAGAAGAGGAAGAGAACGAGAGTATCCGCAACGCCATTTTTGGCA